CGTTCAACGCCGATGTGATAAAGCTCATGTTCAATCAGTCGACAGAAGTCACGATCTGAAGCTTGTTCGCAATAAGTAGCATCAATGGTGATGAGGTATTGAGGTACAAAGCCGAACCAATCCCGCATCTGCTGTTCCTGGCGTGCTTTCTTCCAGCCACCCTGGTTAAACATGACCTTTTCACACTGGCCCAATACCATCCGTTTTTTCGCTACGGCGGCAGATGAAGCCCATGCGAATGCAAGAAACTCTTCATTGTCGTGAAGCAGCTCAGCAATATGGTCATGATCCGGGTTATGAAGTTCACCGCCTAAAGTTAGCCAATTCTTAACGACCCATTCTTTAAGTTCTGGTGCAGGTGCCAAGCGAATAGCTTCTTCTTCCTCGGCCTGATCAATCAGATCCGTCGGTGGGAATGGTCTGAACTGTTCCATGTGATGCCTTTAAGTTTCTTAGCCACTGTATAGCCCTATTGGATGATGAGATATCAGATACTTCAAAATGGTGATACCGATACCCCATTTCTTCAGCATGGTCATAGCGATCTATGCTCCAGGCTTTAGTCGCCAGCTTACCTTTACGTCCACCAGACCAGGGACCGCCAGCGATCTCAATCAACACTCGGTATTCAATCAAGTGCAGATCGAAGCGCCAGTGTTTAGTACTTTTGAAGTGAAAGTATTCTTCGTATTTGATTTCCATCCGATCAAGAATTTCTTTGAGTCGATCGAATGCTTCTAAGTATTTCTCACCAGGCTTAGGTAATGGTCTGGTTCGTGATTTCTTTTTGGGTGGGATCTTCTGAGTAAAAATTTTGTATGCTTTCTCATCCATAAAAGATCAGCCATTAAAAAACCTCCCGAAGGAGGTTTTATTTGTACGTTTGCCCTATTAGATAGATTATTGAGCTTATAATTAAGATCGCCAATAAAGTTACCAACATTTCAATTTTTGTCATTAGAGAATGCCTTAGCTTCATGTCTACCATTAATAGATATAAAGATAAAAGGTACATAGAACAATATCAAAAGTGATCATTTTAAATATCTTGACTAATCTTTTATTGCAGCATATTTCTAAGATTTTTAATTCGTTGTTTCAGTTCAATCATAATTTCATCTATCGCAATCATTTGATGCCGCTTAAGCCCAGATCGACTGAGGTTCTGATACTTAGACAGCTCAGCACTGCAAAATTCTAAGTCTTGTTTAGCTTGTACTTTGTCTGTCATGGGTACCACCAATAAGAAAAGAAAAACCCCGCCAATAATGCATATTGAGCAGGGTCTTATGTGCCGTAATACGTTCGGCGAATTCAAAAAATAAAAAAACCTGCACTTTGAGGAAATGCAGGCTATAAACTAAAATTAAGCAAAAACATGGAGAGTTTCTTAATCCTGAGTAAAATACTTTGATTTATTAAACTTTTCAACTTGTATCCAGATAAAAAGTAAAAATATTTCATTTCTCCTTATAGCAAGACAGGAGAAATGAAACTCACAAATAATAATTTATGTCAACCAGTTATCAATATATTAACTATTATTTAAATAATCACTTAACTTAATAAGTAAATCCCATCATTTATTTTATAGATATGTTTGTTTTTTATTACTTTTTGTTAAATTTATCAATAAAATATAGCTACTCAAAGTATTTAGAATAGCACTGCTTGGATGAAACGAATTATCTCCCTATATCTCCTTTTATTTGCTTTAGTTTTGACTTTTGTATTGAGTTTAATTTTTTTAGGCTTTGGCGTTCGCGCATACGACCTATATCTCAACTGGAGTGGAATTTTATTGTTTTTCGCGTCAAATCTATTTTATTTAGAAATACAAGATATAATGCGCAATCCATTCGAAGATTAGATTAAATAATTAAGTTGTTTTTGCACCTAACCATCCCTCACAAAAGGCGAATGACTGCATACACCACCCAATGTATGTAGTCCTTGCGGCTATACCATGCGGTGAAGCCCCCTCATGAGAGACGGCTCTTAATCAATTTCCTTCAAACAATTCCGACACACCTTGATTTCTTCATCATCAACCGTGTAATCGATCTCAGTCACGCCATGTAGGCCAAATAAGCAGAGTAATAATCGGAGCATACTTTTCTCCAGACAAAAAAATACCTCCTTTATGGAAGGAGGCAGAAACTTGAAAAAGAAACTACAGCGATAGAATCTGGGCTGAATTATATACTTTAAAATATTATATACAAGACCATATTATTAACTTTTACTTTCAAATAAAAAACCTGCTTAGCTGGAGGGCTAAACAGGCAGGATTTAAATCATCTTTTATTTGTTTTCGTAAGGTTCTAGGAATGAACACAAGATATCATTCAGCTATGAAAGGTAAGTATAAGAAATATATACGGAATGTTTTAACATGTAATAATTAAGTTATATTTATTAATAACTTGATCATCATTTAGTCATAAAGATTATTTAATAGCCAAACTTGTTTAATCTGTACGTCCAGCAGGATTTAACTCTGAATCAATCACACTAAAAATATGATGTCTTATTAGTTATACGACAGGCGCTTTATTTTAGACAACAAAAAAGCTCACTATTTAGCAAACTTTCTTATCAATTGGCTTACAGCTTACTTAAATGGTTAGACATATAAGCAAGGTATAGTTTTCTATCTTTAAAATCAGGTATTTCGAAAACCCAGAAGACATAACTCTTGGATCTAAACTTAAATTTTATATTCACAGCTTTTACTTCAATGATTGCATGCTCATTCTGTATCTCTACAAAAAGCTTTAGTGTAAGAGCTAAGAATTTTAATTTATTAACCATTTTATATCTGGAAGGCTCATGTAATCGTAAAGCTTCAGTATATATAATCTCGCACCACCCATACCCATACCCATCTTCATCATCCATTAAGTCTCATTTGATTATTTAAAATAGATAACGAGGTCAGGTTATAACACAGAACATTCAACTAAACTGCTTTTATTTCAATTATTAAGGTTACTAGATTTTCACAAGTAATAAAAAAGCCCACCATTTGGCGAGCTTTTAAATCAATCTAGTGCTTTAACGTACACTTTGATCACTATAACAGAAATATGCCATACCCCGTGCGCACATTCAAGCGGATTTTTCAGTCTTTTTCTCGAAAATATCAATCTTAAATCGAGGATATCTAGATTTAATAAATGCTAAACCGCATTTAATATCCTGACGTATTTGTAAAACTGATGTGTCATAATTTTCTGCAATGTCACGTAATGAATTCCCCATCACGTAATGTGACCAAAGTGCAGATACCCACTCTTGGACAATTTCATCATTGATGGCTTGGATATCTAAGATCAATTTATGAATTGCACGTGCTTCATTATTGTCGATCTGACAGCATGTGCCACGGCGCTGTACACATAAGCGATCTTTAAGTTTTTCATCATTCATGTACATCGCAAGCAATTGTTCACGCTGTTCTTGGGTAATTCGTTTGGTCGGCATAGTCTTTACCACCATCACCATTGTTTCACTATCACCATTTATCCAAGCCCCAAACTGACGAAGCCAGTTCTCAAAACTGAATTTAGACCAATCCGTTGTTTGCATAATCGTTACTGCTGCATTCATCCTAAATCCCCTACCATCTTCTCTATCTGCTGGATCGCATGACCTGACTTCACTTGATCCGTACTAAACCTTATTACCTGATAACCCATCATTGTTGCTGCGTTGTATTTTTCCATGTCCCCTAAATACCCTTTGGCCCTGGTATGCCTCCCACCTCCCGGCATCCAGATCCCGCCCTCAACCTCTACCAATATCTTTTTGCCTATTAAATGAAAATCAGCTCTCCATTTACGATCAGGATGAAAATAAAACTCCTGCTCAAAATCGATTTTTAATGCTTTTAATTCTCTGGCCAGCTTTGCTTCAAACTCATTTGGTACTTTTTCGCCTTCAACCTTAGGGCGTATAGAGCGCCCTTTCGGTCTGGTGGCTTTAACCATTTTTTTATATTCAGCCAGTGAATAAGCTCTCAATGCTCAATTCCCTTTGCTAAATCCAAAAATAATAATTTGGCTGTTTCGGTTAACGTAAATCCCTGTGGTATTTCTCCGTCCTTGGCCACTAATCCCCATTCAGCCAACCCATTTAGATAACGCTGCAGGCTTCGGATTGAAATTCCCATATTGGGTTCAATCGCAGTATGAATTTGTTTGATAGAGATACGGCCTTTGTGTGAAGACATGATTTTAAAGATCATCAAATGCATGTAGGTTCGATCTGCTTCAGTCAAGCTGCATCTCCTTTCAACACACCGCTAAATCCAACCTGCTTCAGGTAGCTTTCCCATTTCTTGGCCTGCTCAGGTTTCTCAAGTTTTACTGCAATGCGAGCAGCGAGTTTTTCATAAGATTCTCCTGGTTCAGCGTACTTGCCAGCAAACCCTGGATGGTTAGCGAGTTTTTGAGCAAAGGTTTGAATCTGTTTTTCAGTCAGGTGTTTTGGTTCTGCAGGAGCATTTGATTTCTGATGGCCATTCGAATTTGAGTACTTGGTGCGATATGCGTTGATTAACCAGTCTGCAAAATGGAAATTCATCAGCTCATCACAGAGATCCTTTCCAGCGTTGTAAATTTCAAATGCACGTTTTTCACGTTCACCCCAAGTTGCGTTCATGAGCGACTCAAAATCCAAATCGGGATCAGCCAGAAAAATTTCTTCACGAAGTCTTTTGAGGCAAAGCCACCCTTTTTTATTTTTAGATTCTAATGGGAGATTCATTGGGAGATTCTGTGTCCCGTTAACGGCACTATTCAAAGTCCCGTTATTGGCACTATTCAAAGTCCCGTTAACGGAATCATTCCGTTTTTGGTACTGTTCCGTTTCCGGTACTATTTCAGATAAATTTTTTTCCTGTAATTGTTCCGTTTTTGGCATCGTTTCCCGACCATTTACGCCATTTAATCGATAGACTTTTACACGCTTAGTCGAACCTTTTCGTTCACCGGTGTCTGAGATCAGGTGATCTTCCAAAAGCTCTGCAATAATCTTAAGTACGGTTTTACGCTCAAGACCGGTATCCTTCTCAAGGCGTTGCATACTTGGGTAGCAGCAATGGTCTTCACCGGCACGATCGGCCAATGAGAGCAGAATGAGGCGTTTCAGAGGCATACGGCAGCCTCCTTTCTTTTCACTCAGCTCTACTCTCCAAGCCCAGTTTGTAGCATCTAAGCTCATATTAATTCCCGTCCCGGTTGGTGTTACTATCCTTCAGTGGTTTTACATATCCACCAAAGGTTTCAATCGAATTTGATTTGATCAGACTCGTAATAATCTGGTTGGCGTAATAGATGGTGATTCGAAAGCGTCTGGCCATAAGCTGTGAAAGTTCTACCTTGGTTACTGCAGCGTTGTTTTCGTCATACCCTTTCTTGTAGACTGAGTTTCTTTTGCTCATAGAGCTCAAGCAAAATATGAAGTGAAGGTTCATAAAATGACTGAATATGCTGTTGCTCTCTATATTCTGTCTGGGTTGGAAAAAGACTATTCATTGTGAGCATCCTCCCCGTATAACTCATCTACAAGCCCGTCAATTGCTACAAAGAAATCTACCCCTTTGACATATGCATCATCTGGTGCCAAGCCTGGGTCAAACTCACGTTTTTCAATTTCCTGGATTAATGCATTTTCAGCAGGTTGCTCTGGAAGATCCTTAGATTTGTCAATGCATTGATACTGTGCTAAATTTGATTTCATGTTCAATTCTTTTCTTCGATCGAATTTGAATTAAAAGCCTGACCTTCCACGTCAGGCTTTTTCTCTTTGTAGGACTGATAAATACTTTGCACACTCACCTTTCATAGCTTTACGCAAAGACTGAATCTTGTGTTCGATTCCTTCCAGGATGCGATCTGTCTCATCCATTTCAGTAGGTGTTACCACACCATCTTCCAAAGCAGATAAAACCTGTTTATTTGCTGCACCATTGCCAACATTCATGCCGAGCAGTGATTCAAGAACACCTAATTGATGATCTTTTCCTTCCGCCTGTTCTACTGGCATTAATGCAAAACCTAATTTGTGAGCCCATACCTTTAACGAGGCCGGGTTCTGTGTATATGTCAGCATTACTTCAAAAGCTTTCAGGCTGGGTAGATGGTTTTCCATGTTTGGATTTGCATAATTCAAAATCGTGTTGTGTGATACCCCAACAACATCAGCAATTTCTTTTGGTGTGATTCCTTTCGACTGGTGCACCATTTTGTGCAAAGCAGCCTTCGTCTCTTTTGAAATATCCATGTGAACACCTTGATTAATTTCACGTTTATTTGAGTCGTTAATTAACTAATAATTGCTTTAACAATAGTTTTTTTGGAGCAATATCTTCACAACGTTAAGCAAAACCCACGAAATAACTTAAGCAACTTTTTTACTGTGCTTGATAGGTTTCTTACCATTCGCCAAATCTTTAATTTGGTACTCGCGTGCTAAAGGGATTTTGCTTTCATCCC